CTTGGATGATGTGGAACAAGAAAAAGGGGAAGTCACTGACATGGCTCCAGAGGATAGAGCACACTACACCCACACGACTTGGGATGATTTAGCCCTCTTGCACTTTGGCGTGCCACCAACCAAGGAGGAGTGCGAAGTGGAAATCAAAGGGAGGATGACTGATCAGTTCGATGATAGTAGCCCAGCAAGAATGCTTTTCAGGAAGCACAAGAATACTGATAGGGCTACTATAGACATGAGCATCAAGAAGCGATTGCGGTTGAGGACCGGAGATGCTCTTATCGAACTAATGACAGGGACAGTTGGAGGAACGTTGCTCACTACCAAGTTAGTAGAGCTACTAGGGACTGATGACGTGCCATTTGATGATGAGCTCTTCGATCAAATGGAAATAAGGGCGTATGAAAACCTCCTCAGCAAGCCAAACCACATGCTAGCTAACAAGAGCTATAAGGCTGACCCTACTTTCCCTGATACCGAGGCCATTCTCCTCCACAAGCAGCAAGCACTCAAGAAAATTGATCAGCACTACGCAAAACTAGTGGAGAATCACAAGTGCTCTGCTAAGGCTGGTCAACTGTTGACCGAGTTCAATCATGATATAGCATTGGAACTAGTGCCCGTCTTCATGTATATCCTTAAGCAGAAGCAAAGAATCTTCAAAGCAAGAGGATTGAAGATTTACTATCATCCGGGCAATAGCGATAGTCAGCTCAATGACTGGACCCAGGAGAATTTTGACTTCACTCAGATGAGCACAGAGGATGATGCGGAAGCATGGGATGGTAATATGGGTCCCCCATTTATACAGAATGAATTGGCTGAGCTGGAGATTTTCAACATCCCACACACTAAGATAAGCCGATTCAGGAACCATAAGATGAACATGCATTGCTACTACGGGATGATAGCTTTCATGATGTTCTCAGGGGGGCAGGACACCCTTCCGGTCAATACTGGTAGTAATCATTTGTACCAGGAAATTAAATACAATCTCTCTCAAAACCCAGCCAGAATGTTCGCCGGTGACGATGTGGCCATCAACTGTGTGCCTGACACAACACCAGTTTGGGCAATTGCTGAGCGACTCTTCAACCAAAAGTTCACCAGAATTGTGAGTGAGCGCCCAAGAGCATTTGGTTGGAGGTTAACTCCTCACAAAAACATCAAGGACCCACAAACTACTCTCGCCAAGGTCATATATTCGGGAGTAAAGGGTGAGTTACCTAGGACCATTGAGGGATTGATGAGGGATTGTGCAACCTGGAATAATCATCCAGAGTTGGCTCATGAGTTGAGTGCGGAGGAATTGGTTTATTGTGATGAGGCTAGAGCTCTGGTGGAAAAACACAGGAGGCTCTATGGAATAGCTAAGCAGGGTAGGCATTTAGCTGAGAAGAGAGGAGGAGATTTTGACTTCAACTACCAATTCGGAATTACCGAATAGGTAACAATAATAACAACAACAACAATACTAAACAAATACCAATCAAATGCCTAGTTGTTGTTATTGCGGGATCTCATTATCAGGAAAGAATAAAGACTGGCATGAGGCCAGATGCATCAGAAACCCAAACGCCAGAAGTGAAATTAAAGATGGAGATTTTCACCTATGCCGGAAATGTTTCCTACCAATACCAGCATCCAATACATACCACTACATCAACTGCGGATCTAACAAACAATTGGCGTTTGATAGTTCAAGGGACTACTTCCGCCAAGTATTGATCCCTGATTTAGAGAAGCCAGCTTGGCTGGGTGATAGCGAATTTAGGCTCATACTAAGAACAGTCGTCTGTTCTGAGGTGGGGTTCGCTGACCAGATGTGTCATTTCTTTGAGAGCAATAAGATGATGGCATCTTACATACTGAGTGAGGGAGGATTTCCGAAGCATGTGACGGATGGATTGGGAGAACATAAATTGGGAAGCATCTTTGAGGCCCTTTTTCACAGAAAGCTCATCAGCTTTGAAGACTACATGACGTGGGCAACTAGTCATCCAGATTTTGCTAGAAGGGACGATGATTTTTCCGATCAGTGGCGCAGAGCTTGGCAGAGAAGACTAATTGAAGGTAAGAAGGTCAATTGGATAATATCGCTCAATCTTGGTGAGACTGTACCCTTTCAGGCAACAACAACAACAACAACAGACAGTACTAAACAAAGCAAACTCAACAATCTATTTTGGATTTCTTTTTGCTCTCCTTACAATTGGATCAAATCTCTTAGTACACTGTTAACAAATGCCATACACTTGGAACGACCCTTTCAGAGCGGTAGCTCTTCTAACCAATGATCTCCATCATAGAAATGAATGCATGGCCTTGTACAAGCAGATCAAGACCATCAATTTTTCCAACTTCGAGGCTAAGAGTGATATGCTAGCCAAGTTGAATGATTTCATTAATGATGCTCATTCGGGTTCTTCCATTTTCTCTCAAGATAAACGTTTTCCGGAGGATATTACAGACATTTACATTTCTTCAGGGTCATCTGCGTTTTCTAGGTTGCTGACGGGACTTATTTCGGATCTTTCTTTCAGAGCTGACAATATGGCAAAAGACACCGAGGCTGGCATAAAGGGCAAGGGAACAGACGCTGGATCCTATGCTACTATCAAAGACCAGGGCACTCAAGATAGACATCGGGCTTATTACGGAAAAGTCGAGGAATTCCTTTCCTATATCAATGACAAATCCAATTGGGTCATGAGAATGTCAATTGAGGAAGGTGTCGCTACATGGACTGCTGCCGCTACTAGCTAGGCAGCCTTCGCCCACGCTCATCATGTAAGCGAGGAATCTGGATATGGGCATAGCTCGGAGTCAGGTTGGGTTGGAGAAGTGAATTTGGGGAATGATGGAACTTTTAGGGACATGGATTCGGAGGATTCTATAGACTAGGACTTAAAACAGAAAATGAATAAAGATGGAGATTTTGGATCTGGTTCTAACGGCATACAGATCGTTTATTTCATTGGCGTACTTTCCTTGTTTTGAGGTGCTTGTAGTAGGCAACTACACACTGAGGAACACTCATGCTAACTCCCCGAAAGGTATAGGCTGAGCGTAGTAACCGCGTTAAGGGACCCATATTCTGCTGGCAAAAGAAGGATTTCCAGGATCTACCGAAACTGGTA